AAGGGAGACTTTTACTATGCTCCCCCTAGCGGTTTTTTAGCATTATGTTCAGCAAACTTACCCGAACCAACAATACTAGACCCTACTAAACATTTTGGAATACTTACTTATAGTGGTAACAGTAGCACGCAAGTCATAACTGATACCAATGAAGTAGATTTTACCCCTGATTGGGTTTGGGTAAAAAGAAGAAATGGCGCAAACTCACATCTTCTTTTTGATAGTTTAAGAGGTGTTACAAAATGGCTTACTTCATCACAAAACACGGCTGAAGGCACTAACGCTGCATTTTTAACTGCTTTTAATAATGGTGGTTTTACATCTGGCAATAACGGAGACATGAACGTAACCGGCAGAACTTATGTTGCATGGAACTGGAACGCTGGTAATACAGATGGCAAAACTTATACAGTAACAGTTGTTTCTGATTCTGGTAATAAATTTAGATTTGATGGCTATGGAACGTCTGCTGTAACTCTTGATTTAGCAGAAGGAGGCACTTATATATTTAATTACCCATCAGGACACCCATTTAGATTTTCTACAACAGCAGATGGTACGCATGGCGGTGGATCTGAATATACAACAGGGGTTACACATAATTCATCAACACAGGTAACGATAGTTGTAGCTGCTTCTGCTCCTACTCTTTACTATTATTGTTCTAGCCATAGTGGAATGGGAGGACAGGTTAATACAAACACAACTCTTGGATCAAGTAATTTTGATGGAACGATACAATCCACAGCAAAAGTAAATGCTTCGGCAGGGTTTTCTATTCTTACTTATACAGGAACAGGAAGTAATGCAACTATTGGTCATGGTTTGGCAGTAACACCTAATGCAATTATTGTTAAACGTAGAAACGGAACACAGAATTGGGGTGTTTATCATTCATCTATAGCTCCAAATGATATTTTACAATTAGATGTTAATAATGCATTATATGGAGGTAGTGGTGTTTTTGGTAATGCACTAGCAACTTCAAGTGTCTTTTCTGTTAATGCTGGTTCTGGAATGTCTAATGGAAACGGAGATACCTATGTTGCTTATTGTTTCAGTGAAGTGGAGGGGTATAGCAAGTTTGGTAAATATACAGGCAACGGAGACAATAGTGGCACGTTTGTATATACTGGATTCAAAGTCAAATGGCTATTAATAAAACGTACTTCATCTGAACATTGGATATTAGCTGATACTAAAAGAAATTCTGTTACTGGAAGAGAAAGTCCAGCCGACTCATATTTACTTGCAAGTGAAAATAATGCAGAATCAACTGGAATTATTTACGATATGCTTTCTAATGGTTTTAAATTTAGAAGTAACTCACAGAATGAAAGCGGAAATACTTATGTTTATTTTGCATTTGCAGAATCTCCTTTCAAAAATGCAAGGGCAAGGTAATATATAAATATGGCTTTTTTATTAAACGGAAAACCATTAGCAGTTGATGTTCCCTTTACAGTAGGGGATATACATTACCCTGCCAACTGGTTAAGACTATCAACAGCAAAAGAGAAAAAAGACCTTGGTATTACTGAGGTTGCTGACGCACCAGTGTTTGATGGTCGTTTTTATAATGGTGACGGCTCTGCAAAAGCACTTGATGACACTAAAGAAACAATAGATGGAATTGAATATACAAATCAAGGTGTTAAGTCAGTATTAAAGGCACAGGAAAAAACAACTGCTGGATTTTTGTTAGCCAAATATGATTGGTACGTTGTAAGGAAAACAGAAAAATCTACTGCAATACCTACAGCAATTACGACATATCGTGATGCTGTAAGAACAGCTTGTAATACAAGGGAAACAGAAATAGATAATTGTAAAGATACAGAAGCTTTAGTTACTCTTTATGGAACAACAGAAAAAGATGGAAAAGTAACACCTAACATGACACAATATCCAACTGACCCTAATTCTTAATTGTTAATTGTTTAGTCATATAGCTTGTTATCAAATATAAAGGAGCAATAGTAGGAATAATTAATAAACAAGATATAATCAAAGTATGAGAAATTGCTTTTAGGATTGCTTGCTTTACCATCAATGGAAGAAATAATTTATCCTAATTTACCTGATACTAATAATATCCTCAATCCACCTAATACAATATTTGATCTACCTGTGGCAGAGGTTCCATATTTAGACCCTGCTCTGCTGCCGAGTCTGGAACAGATAAACTCGGGACTTGCGGAAGATCAGGCAACGACTTCTTCAGAAGAAAAGGAATCAACCGAGGAAGTATCAGGAAATATAAAGAAAGAGATAATCCCCCAAAACATACCACTCCAAGAAAGTACTTCAAATGTTCAAACTATAGCTACATTTAATGTACCATTTTTTGGTGAAATGCCTATACCAGCACCAGAGGTTATTGCATCAAGTGTAATAGCAGCTGGTACGGCTTCAGTAGTAAGTGTAGCAGGGGGTATAGCCATGCAGTCTGTATTAGCTTTTATTAAAAAAACATTTAAGAAAATATTTACTAAGGTTCTGAAGAAAGAGGTAAAGGATTTACAAACAAAGAGGGATTAGCTTTTACATAACTTCGTATATTAATGACATCAGCACAGATGTATGCGTATTTAGAAGCAGGGTTAATCATGTATCCTGATGCGTGCAACTGCTGGCATTTCAAAATACGAACTAGGTGCTTATCATGCACTTGCTTGTCTAATTCTTCTTTGGCTAGGTCTAGCTTTACTTTTGCTAAATCATTACAAGTCTTATTATCTCCCAGCGGTACCATAAAACTAAGTTGCACACCCCAGCCTTCGTTAATCGAATATGTTTCTTCGCCCTGAGCATCATTTCCTGTATAGAAAGGCGTTATAGCCATAGTCGGTTGGCTGCAAATTAAATTACCAAATTGCTGCTTACCTGTCATTCCATTATTAATATTCATATTTTGGTTGATAATGCTTGAATTACCAACAGCATTAGGTTGAGCTATTACATCAGTTTCAGCTTTAACAGAATTACTGACTGAACACAGACAAAGAAGTAATAACAGACGTTGTGTTAATCGTGTCATTCTGTGTGATCTGCTCAAGTTTTAAACCTTCAGTACGAGTTGTTATTGATAAAGACCAGTCGGCTGTTGCATCATTAACAGTAAATACCGCATCTCCACCAGCAATACCAGCAGAAGCAGCCACACTTATGTTAGAGCCTTCCCATGTATTTACAGCAGAACCATATTTTTCAGTAACTATGCTACGAGTTATTGTTTGTGTAGTATTTTCAGTTCTGTTAGATGTACCAGTAGTCCAAGTTGGTACTCCATTTGCGTAACAAGGCGCAACTAAAAACAAACCTATTAATAAAAGTTTCTTCATTTGATACCTACATTAGTGTCTTTATTATCCACTATCTTAGCAGCGTTTGTTGGTTTCTTTTTGTTAACGGAGATACCATAGCTGCCTAAAACCCCACTGGTCAAGCCAGCTAAAAAGGCACCATCATTCCGAATCTTGTCCATATATCCGAGAGTCATCATTGCAAGCGACCAGCAAAGAATCATAAATCGCACCGCATGACCAAAGATTTCTGCCCAATCAGTGCCTTCTTTTTCTTCTTGTTCTTCTGTCATAAAATACTACCCATAATAAAGACGAGATGACCACCGCTTAAGGGTAGTATGTGCCAAATTTAGCAAATACTGTTATGTTTGGAAAGTAACACAATAAATTATGATTAAAATTTTAAAACCAATCTTAATGACATTTCTTACAACAACTACTGTAAAACGTCTTGTTGTTGATTTATTAAGAGCAATTTGTAAACAAACAACTAACACTCTTGATGATAGGGCTGTTGATATTCTTGAAAAACAATTATTTCCAAGTAAATGAACGTAAAAAAATTTCTCAACATAGAAATAGAGGAGGCACCACCAGAGTTGCAACTATCTGTTGAATTACGTTGTAGAGAAATTATGCAAAGCAAAGACTATGACAATATAAAAAGATACTGCATACATTTAATAAAACACCAGATGCATCAAGATGTTTTTCTTGCTTCTATTCTTGGTAGGTTGGTAGAATTAGAAGCAGAAAATGTAGTTAAAAGAGTCAGAAACAAACCTAACCTTATAAAAAGATTTAAAAAAAGATTTTTTAAGTAACATATTTTTTTTCATAAGCTTGTAATTCAAGTTCTGTAAATTCTTTTACAGACCTTTTTTTCTTAACTTCATCAACTTGATAATTAAACTTCAAAACTGCTGTTCGTATATGTTCAGCAACCCAACGACCTTGCTCTGTTATTACTTGGGCTTTACCATTTTCGTTAATAAAAACATAATGGTCATAGCCTCTTAAAGTATCGTCAAGAAATTTTTTTTCAAGATTTGCAAGACGCATTTCCTTTAATCTTCTTAATTTAATAGAATCACTCATTTTAATGTTACTCCCTTACCAGTTAATCTACGCATAAAAGCTGCAAAGCCTTCTGCGACTGCCAACGTTTCTTTTTCTGTAAAATGCAAAGGTAATCTTAGGTCAAATACATTGTCTAGGATAGATTTTGTATATTTACAAATATCCTCATTTCTAATTGTATAAGGTAAAAAGCGCCAATTCCAAAATAATCTTGCATTTGTATTATTAGTTCCACCTAACCAAGATATTGGTATGTTTTGAGAGTTGCAAAGATACAAGAGGCTTTTTTTACATTTTTCGTCTAAATCAATTTGCATTTGAATAGAATCTCGTACAGGTCGATTCATAGCTGTATAACCAGCAAGAACACCCTCTGGGATTAAATTTTCTAGTCGTGTAGGGTCAATTAAATATTGATCTGATAGTGGAAAAGTAATTTCCTTAAATTCTTTCATTTTTTCTTTAAACAACATATAATTTTTATTTGTTTGAATAATAGTATTTTCAATCATCTGTAATTGTGGTCTTGCAATAGCTGCACTTAAATTATTTAATCGACAATTATAAACTGGTAATTGACATCTATATTTATTTCCACCACGACCTTCTATCATATGTAGTTTGTAATTGTTTTCATAAGCACCTGACATATGAATACATTGCCACATTAACTCTTCATTATTAGAAACAATAATGCCACCTTCCCCTGCATTAAGCATCTTATAAGATTGCATTGAATAAATACCAATATCTCCCCATGTACCAGCCATTTTGCCATTATGTTTTACTCCTAGTGCGTGTGCTGCATCTTCAATAAGAACTACTTGAAAAGCTTTACACAATTCAACTACTTTTGACATTTCTGGCATATGACCACGCATATGTGAAAGCAACAGAAATTTAGGTCTTTGTCTAATAATTTTGTTTTTTAAATCAGACAAACTTATTACATATTGGTCATTACATTCAACAAGAATTGGATTACCACCAGCTTGAATTACAGCACTTGGTACCGCAACAAAAGTAAATGCTGGTATTAGTACCTTATCGTCATGTTTAACACCACAAGCTTTAAGTGCTAAAAAAATACCATTAGTTGCAGAAGAAACAGCCAAAGCATATTTGCAATTAACATACTCAGTAATTTCTTTTTCAAGATGCGTTACATCACTTGTCGTTTCTTTGTATTGATAACGAAAAAGTTTTTTTGTTTTTAATGCTGATTGTACAGCGTCATTTACTAGGTCAGTATTTAGTTCTGCTGACCAGTTGATTTTTTCTAATTCAGTCACAGTCGGGACATTTAAATTGTAAAGGTTGTTTTAAGACCATGGCTGATAAGACCAGCATGGCCATTTTTGTTGGAGGTTGCTCGTTACTAAATGGCAAAAGTTTTTGGTCTGCCAGATGTAAGCCTTCGTTAGAAACTATCAAAGAATGTTCTGCTGATAATTTTTCTCCATGGCTTTTATCAAGTTGAGAAAATAAAATCCCATCGCCATATTTTTTGTTATTACAAGTATGTGGTCTAAAGTCAAACCAATCGAGATCAAAGCACTCAAGACCAAGAGCAAGATGGTCTTGAAATACTTTTACATTATGTGGCAGTTTAGGGTTAGATACTTTGCGAAGTACTTTTGTCATTGTCAAAAAGGCATTTCCTCTTTTTCTTTTTTTAATACAGAGATTGAACCTGATACAAAAGATGAACCATTTTTGGACATTCTGTTCCAAGCACTTACTGGTATCCTGACAACTTTTTCACCAGCATAATTTTCTTCGCCTTCTTGTGCTGTAATCCACTCTGTAAGTGCCATGGCATCTGATAAAGTAAATTCAATATTGCCACCAAAGTCTGGTGATTTTTCTGTTTTTTTATCATTATTATCAAAGAGGACAAGTCGCCCTGTAAAAAGGTTTTCGTAAGCCATAATTAAAAAGATTTAATAGGAATAATTGAGTTTGTTTCTTCCCAAGCAAGCACTTGGGGAAGGGCATACCGAATGAGTGGTTTACCCAAAGCAGTAGCCTGTCGTGGCACGTTGTACCACTCTGGACCTTCTGCTTTACCTCGCCTAGTACTTGTTCGCCACTTCTTAATGGTTCTTTCTGTAATACCATATCTTTCAGCGAGGTCTCTGGTAGATAAGTAGGGTTGATCTTGTTCCATTACTTAAGCTTCATTTGTTTAGAAATAATTGCCCTGTCTAGTTCGATTTTTTGTTCTTGGGTAAGTTTACCTTGAGCAAATCTAGTGGCAATATTTTTTTTATGGTCTGTTAATTGATCTAAAGAAGAAGCAATTTCGATAGCTTTTTTTGCTAGACCAAAAGTTGCTTCAGTATCTGGTTTGTTTGATACTTTTTCTTGTACTTGCTTTCGTAAAGTTTCTATAACCTCGCCTTTGTTTTCTAATAGTTTTGGTTTTTGTTTCTTGTCAGATACTTCTTCTTCTTCTTCCATATTAAAATCCATATCTGTTTCAAGACCTAAGATCAACTTAATGCTGTATCTTCTTTGATATGTAACTGCACCACCCCAAAGGTGTGTTTGGTTTTTCTTAGGGTTTGCCATATCTCTTTCTGGTAGAAATATTGGCAGTTCGCTTTTAATTACTGCACTACTTTTATGAATTAGTTTTGTAACTATAAGAGTTTGTCCTGTAGGACTACAGCCAAAGCCTTGACTAAGGCAAAGATCATTCTTTAAAAGAACAGGTGTAACCAAAGAAAGCATTTGCTCCAAAGGTAAATAGCTGTAACCAAAGTTACCAACACCAACTTGTTTGGTTCTGGCCATTGATGGAAATTCTTTTTGAGCTTTTTGTAAAGCTTCTGCTAATGCAGATTGTGGGTCTTTTTGTGTCATGGTTTTAGTTTGTTTTGTATGCCCAACTTGGTAGGCTAAGTGTTTGGATTTCTTCTGCATACCCATGCCAGTAAGCATCTGTATGGCATTTAGAAATTTGTCTTAAGGCAGCTTGTCTAAGACGTTTGCCTTCGGCAAGTGCTTCTTCGTCTAGCTCTGTAATGCTTATGGCATATGGATAGACTTTTTCAACTGCTATAAATACAAATCGCTTTGCACCAACTACTTGTAAGTAATGAGCAGCTTGTAAATGGTAAAGGTAATTCGCTACTGACTTTATAAATTTGTCTGGGTGGCTGTTACCCTCGCCAGTTGTTTTTAGGTCGATAATAGTATCGCCATTTAGAAAGTCGCATCTTGCTTTACAAGTAAGACCAGTTTCTTTGTCCTCTTTCCAAAAGCTTTGTTCGGCAAGACCAACAGAAAGAAGTTTATTTGCTATCGGGTGCGACCAAACAGCGTTGGCAACATTAGATGCAAGTTCGTATTCTTGGTTCGTTATAGGTTCTATGCCTTTGGCTGCCATTTCTTCTGCTTGTACTTTGCCAGCTTTGGTTGATCTACTAAGACAAACACCGTAAGCTTTTTTTGCTCTGTCTGGTTCTAAAGTAAATGCATGGCATAGCTCGCCAGTTCTAAATGCTTTTTTAAGTGCTGGTTCATGTTCTAACTTTTTTTGTTCGTATTTGCTTTGATAAAACACTTGCGGACAAGTGCTTGTAATAAGCTTCAGATCGCTGGCAGAATACGCTGGGTCTGCATGATATACCTCTGCTGGTATATACTCTGAGTCTGTATTAATTTTTGGCATTAAGTTTGTCCTCTAGGTTATTCACACGAAGTCGTAGTGCTGTTAATTCTTCTGCTTGTTTAACAATAAAGTCTTTAATGACATTTATTTTGCCATCTAAGGCCATAACAGTTTGGCCTGTATTGTGGCCAAGTTCTTGAGTTGTTGTTGTAAGCTTTTGTAGAGCATCTATAAGTTGTTGTTGTGATGCTGCTTGCTTTTGTTTGTTATCTTCTATTGTTTCAAGAATCTTTTGTATATCTCTTACCATTTAGCTACCTCTTGGCAAGCTAGTTCTATACCAGCACGACAGTCTGCTTTGGTCATATCTTTAAGAGATGAATCAAAAGCGGTAAACAGAATACTGCCAACCGCTAGATAAAGAAATAAATGTCTCATGCGTTTGCCCTCTGTCTTAGTAAGAATGAAAGCTGCTTTCTGTACTTAGCAACATTTTTCTTAGCTGTACTTAAGTCTTGCCAGTTACCTGTTGCGCAACAAAAAGCGTAGCTGTCTTGGGCTTCTTGAAATTTGACCTTGACTTGGTCTATCTCTTGCTGTAGTGATAGCATTTGTTTGTGGGGGTTGTGGACTCTCGCCCTGATACTTCAATTATAGTCAAGCTTTTCCCCATTGGCTACCCCACCATGTTCGGTTTGTTGATTGGTGTAACATTTAGGGGTTATAAAAGTCGCCATATAATTCTTTACCTTTTTTGTCTCTTGCCTTTAACGCCATCTCCAATGTAGGAAAAGACCCTACATAATGGCCTTTTCTATCTTGGTATAAAATAACTTGATAGGGATTTTTGGGTTGAAAGTCTAAATACCTTATTGATTTATGGCCAGATGTATTATTAGACCCTTTTAACCTGTTAGAACTATTTTGTTGAATAGTTGCTTTTCTTAGATTTTTAAAAGAATTATCACTTTTATTATGATTTATATGGTCAACTTCATATGGCCATGGGTCTTTCTTAGTTACTAATAGCCAAGCCAGCCTATGTGCGGCACAATCTTGTTTATTTATAGATACATAAAGATAACCAGTTTTTTTAAGATAACCAGCTTGTTTGCCAGCTTTTACATTAGATTTATTAACTTTCCAAGTTAATACACCAGTAATGATGTTGTAAGTAAGTAACTCATTTACAACATCAAATGGTGGCAGTTTTTTTGCCTTACAGTACATCTAGTCAGTACCGTTAGAAATTTTTAATAAAAGTGCTTTTTCTTTTATAGGGTCAAAGCAGATGTCTCTTTCAACTGGTAAGCCAAAAGGACCTCTTAGTTCTTTTATTTCTTTCATAGAGAAAGAACCAAACTCTTGTTCGTGGCCTTTTACCAAACCCCAAGCAATTTCTGTCTCTGGGTCATACTCAGCGATAAACCAAGTCCAGTTGCTGTCGGGTGTAAATAGCTTTACATAAAAGACCATTTCTTGTGATAAGTCATCATGTGCTGGTTGGCTGTAAAGCTTTGGAAGTTTTTTAAGGATTTCTTTTGTAAGAAGTTTCATTGTTTTTTGTTGTAAATTGATTTTAAGTAAGTTGTTTCTATTGTTTTACGAAGCTGTAGGTATAACTCATTGGTCATGTTTTCTTGCAAGTACCGATCATTTAACCTACTTATTGCTTCGTCAAATTCTTTCTTTGTCATTAGAAAGGTTGGTGCCAATTAATGTACTGATTAGTTGTAATAAGACCATCTTTGCAAAGTGCATCTGTGTAATCGTTCCACTCTGTACGCTTTGCAGCTTTGTCGCTTTTTCTGTAACCAAGTCGTTCGGCTTTGATCTTATAGATGTACCTAAAGAGTTTAATTGCCTCTTTTTTGGTAAAAGGTTTTTTGGAGTCTCTTTCTAAA